GATGATCGCCGACCTGGCCGACACGATCGCCGCCGACATGACAGCCGACCTGGCCGCCGGCCGATTCGTTGCGCGCCGCACCTATCGACCCGAGCACAGCCTGGAATCTTTGCGAGACCTGACCGTGATCGTTGTCCCCAAGGCCCACGATCGCGCCATCGCGAACCGATCGGCCGTGCACCATGATCTGACGATCGAGATCGCCATCATGCAGCGCCCGGACCCTCTGACCGAGGCTGCCCTCGATGCCCTAACCACCCTCGTCGACGAGCTCGCCGATTGGCTCACGTTCCGCGGCTACCCCGAGCACAGCGCGCAATGGCAGAGCACCGCCTGCGACCCGATCTGGTCGCAGGACCACCTGCGAGAGAGCCAACTTTTCACCAGTATTTTAACCGTTACGTATCGCGTCACCGCTTTAGCGCGATGAATCGCCGCCTCAGAGAATAGACAGCCGCAACACAGGAACACAGGAGAACCGAATTATGAGCGCAGCATATGTCCTCGGCATGAACGCAGGCCTGTACCAAGGTGCCGCCGGCAACGTAGCTCCGGCCACCATGACCGTCGTCGACAACGTCAAAGACGTTTCGATCAACATGGAAGCCGGCGAAGCCGACATCACCACGCGAGCCAACTCTGGCTGGCGAGCGACGGCCCCGACCATCCGCGAATGTACCGTTGAATTTCAGATGCTTTGGAAGCCCGGCGACACCGTTTTTGAGGCGATCAAAACCGCGTTCCTCGCCTCGACGACCGTCGCCCTGGCCGTGTTGGATCAACTGGTCTCCGTTTCCGGCGCCCAAGGCCCGCTCGGCGATTTCAGCATTACCAATTTCAGCCGCAACGAAGCCCTCGAGGATGGCATCACCGTCGACGTGACGGCCAAGCTCGCCAAATTCGTCGAATGGCACGAGGTCGCATAACCAACCGCCGCAGGAGCCGTCATGCACAGCTTCACCGACAACAACGACCGGACTTGGGCGATCGAGATTACCGTAAGCGCGATCAAGCGCGTCAAGGCCGTGCTCGACATCGACCTGCTCGCCGGAGGCAAAATCTTCGAGCGAATCGCAGACGACCCAGTCCTGCTTTGCGATCTGCTGTTCGTGCTTTGCCGAGCCGATACAACCGTGACCGATGAGGACTTCGGCCAGGCTATGGCCGGAGACGTGCTGGACGCCGCCAGCCTTGCCTTTATGGAGGCTCTCGCGGATTTTTTCCCGAGCCGACGCCGCGCCCTGATGCACAAGACGATTGCCAAGATCGACGATCTGCAAGTGATCGCCATGGACGTGGTCGAGGCGAAACTCGACAGCCCCAGCCTGGAAGCCAAACTGCGCCAATACCTGCAGACGACCCTTGGCGAGACCTCTACAGCATCGCCGGCCGCCTCGGGATCGACCCCGGACCCCTGACGCTGCGGGAGCTTTTGATTATGGCCGATGCCCGACGGCATGCGGCCTGGGAGCATACGAGTTGGATTTGCGCCATGATCGCCAACGTGAACCGCGACCCGAAACGCCACCCGCGGCCCTATGAGCCGCGACAATTCAACCCGTTAATGGCGAGCCGCGATCGAACCGACGCCATCCGCATCGACAAGGACACGATCGGCGATTTGAAAAAAGCCTTCACCCCCTACATCGAGCGAACGAAAGGACAAAAGCCATGCCACCCCGCAGCGCCCTCCTGATCCTCCTGATCCTACTGCCCATGATCGCCATCGGCTGCAACACCGCCGGCGATTTCGGCACCGGCCAAACCGCCTGGACCCCCGAAGCCAAACTCGCCCTCGGCCGCCAGGCCTTCAATGCCGCCGTCGATTCGCTGGCCGCATTGCGCGAGCAAGGCACGTTTGACGCCGGCCAGGCCGAGACCATCGGCCGCTATATCGACCTCGGCCAGAAGCTGCTGGACCGCTGGCAAGCCGCCCAGGAACTCGGCCAGCCGACCGCCGGCATTATTGAGGACTTTTCCTTCGTCTTGCGGGAATTGATCGCCGCCCGCAACGCCGCCGGCCCCGACGCCTGACCACGTGCGGAATTTCCGCACCTGACCCCGAGAGAGGACGAACGCCATGAACATCGCCGCCATTCTGGCCTGGATTGAGATCGTCGCCAACATCGCCGCCCTGTTTGAGCGAGCCATGGCCGTCGGCAACCGACTCAAGGCCGGCGAGGAAATCACCGCCGAAGAACTCGCCGCATTGAAGATCGAGACCGACGCGGCCGTTGCCCGCTGGAACGCCGCCGCCGCAGACGCCGACGCCGACACCCCGGAGACCTGATCCCATGAACGCCATTCTCACACGCCTGACCAGCCGGAAATTCCTGACCACCTTGATCGTCCAGGTCGCCGCCATCATCGCCTTGTTTTGGCCCGACAAGGCCGACGCCATCACCGCCACCGCGACCAATATCGCTGCGCTAACCGCGATGCTTTTGTCCGCGCTTGGATACGCCACCATCGAAGCCAGCGTCGACAAGGCCGCCATGACCATCGACCCATTTACGACCAAGACCACCAAGACCTCCAAGGTCAAATGACATGGCCGGAGCCGCCTTACAATTCACGGCCACCGTATCGAAACTGACCCTCGACGCGAAAGCCCTCCGCGTCGCCACCGACCGAGCCAGCCGCAGGAACCTCATGCGGGAAGGCGCGTTTATTCGCCGCGCTGCGCGGAGCTCCATCCGCAAGCGCAAGCGCGTGAGCCGGCCAGGCGAGCCGCCCTCGAGCCACGCCGGCGATCTAAAGAAATTAATCGTCTTCAGCTACGAAAACGGCACCGTCGTCGTCGGACCCCGGCTGCACAATCAGGTTTCGTTTACCCGCGACATGAAGCCCGTCCGCGGCACCATACCGCAGGCCCTTGAAGAAGGCGGCGACCTGACCGTCGTCGAGGAAAAGACCCCCTGGGGATGGCGACGCCGAAGCCATCGCAGTCGCACGCGCGCTGGCAATCGCCCGATCCGCAAAAGACGCATCCACGTGGCCGCCAGGCCCTACATGGGCCCGGCCGAACAATCTGCCCGTCGTGACCTGGACAAATTCTGGAAGGACAGCATACGCTAATGGCAGGCAACGCCCGAGGAATTCGAGCCGGGAAAGCCTACGTCGAGCTCGGCGTGACCGACCGCATGACCAAAGGCCTGCGCACCGCCCAGGCCAGACTAAGAGCCTTTGGCTCGGCCGTACAATCCACCGGCGCAGGCATGGCGACCGCCGGAGCCGCCATCGTCGCCCCGTTGTTGGGCGCCGCAAAACTTTATGCCTCCATGGGCGACAATCTGCAGAAAATGTCCAAGCGTACCGGCTTCACGACCGAAGCCCTCAGCGAGCTCGGCCACGTCGCCGACATCGGCGGCACGAGCATCGACGCTTTAGAGAGCGGCCTCCGCCGCATGCAGCGCACCGTGTACGATGCCGGCCGCGGCCTATCGACCGCCAGCGACGCCCTCGCCGACCTGGGCCTGCAGTACAAAGACCTGAAAGGCATGGCCCCGGAGGACCAATTTACGCTCTTGGCCGATCGTCTAAGCCAGATCGAGGATGAGACCACCCGCGCCGGCGTGGCCATGAGCATCTTTGGCCGCAACGGAACCGCCCTATTCCCGATGATCGAAGGCGGTGCCGCCTCCATCGCCGCCCTGCGCAAAGAGGCCCGCGAGCTCGGTCTCGTGATTTCTACCGAGGACGCCGCCGCCGCCGCCGAATTCACCGACGCCATGGCTCGCATGATCTCGACGATCAAGCGTGCCGTTTTCGCCATCGGCGGAGCCCTGGCTCCGACGTTGCAGACCACCGCCGACAGCATCCGAGACTGGACCGCCAGAGCCACCCGCTGGATCGCCGCCAACGGTGATGCGATCGTTTCGGCGTTCAAGCTCGCCGCTGCCGTGACCGCCACCGGCGTCGCCATGATGGTCCTCGGCCGCATCATCACGAGCACCAGCGTCGTCTTGGGCGCTTTCACGACCGTTCTACGCGTGGCCAGTGCCGCCCCGGCCCATTTAACTATGGCGATTTCGGGCATCACCAACGCCCTACGGGCCTTTTCGTTGGGCATTGCCACCGCCGGCACCGCGGCCCTGATATGGGTTGCCGCGATCGCCGCCGGCGTTGCCATCGGCGTCGGCTTCCTCGCCCTCATGAAGAAGGCCACGTCCTACACCGCCAAGCTCGCCTCGGTCGAGAAAACCCGCTTGATGGCCGCCGACAAGCAACGCAGCAAAGACCAAGAACACATGGCCACATTGCAGCGCCTCAGCACCCAGACGCGCCTGACCTACAAGCAACAGCGGGAAGCCAACAGCATTATCGGCACGCTGACCCAGCGATATGGCGATCTAGGCCTCTCCATCGACGCCACGACCGGCAAGCTCACCGGCATGGCCGCCGCCCAGGCCAAGGTCAACGCCGAAATGCGCAAGGCCGCCAAGGCCGACCTGGAACGCGAGATCGCCGAGCGCAAAGCCAACATTGCCGAGCTCGACAAGGAAAAAGGCTCGGTCATGTCGGGCTTCGAATTGGCTGCAAACCCATTTACTGGTCAAGGCGACAAAATCGCCGCCGCGAAGGTCAAAGCCCTTATTGCCAAAAAGGACATCCAATACAAAGGCTGGCGAGCCGCCGTGCATCGCCTTAACGCCCTGAACGCTGGCGACCAGGACGCCCTCACCGGCGAAGGCCCCGCCGGCGATGATGCCACCGCCCCAGGCATGACGAAACCCGAGAACACCACAGAAGCGCGCTGGATTCGCCGCGTAGCCCAACTGAAGCTATCTCTCATCGACGACGAGCACAAGCGCGCCCTGGCCAAGATCAAGGAGCGCCGCGATTTCGAGATGGCCGCTGCCCGTAAGGCCGGCGCCACCCGCGAAGCGCTGTTCAATATCGACATGGCCCACAGCCTGGAAGTGGAGGCCGAAAACACACGCGCCAAGAAGGCGGCCGCCGACGCCAAGAAGATCGCCGACGAGGCCACCGCAGCCGCGAAGAAGATCGCCGACGAGAAAGACGATCAAAAGAAAAAAGACATTGCCGCGACCGATGCCGACCGCAAGCGGACGGTCGAAGATTTACGCCTTGAGACAACGCTGGACGGCCCCGAATTGGCCAGAGCCAAGCTGGCCCTCGAACGCAAACGGGCGATCGCCGACGCCGACCCAGGTACGGACCTCGACCAAATCGGCCGCGAATTCGACCTGCGCAAGAAGCTCCTGGACGCTTCCTTCACCAATAACATGGCTGCCCCGGCCACCCGCGGCACGTTTAACGCCCGAGCGATCCAGAGCCTGCAAAACAATACGAGCATTCCCATGCGCACCGCCAAGGCCGCCGAAGCCACCGCCAAGGCCGCCGACAAGATCGCCCGCAACACCGAACCGTTGCGTGATGGCGCGGCGAGTTTTGCTTAAGGATTCCCATGGCCACGACCTTTCAAGAACAACGTGACAGCCGCGAACGATCCGGCGATTCCGTGACGTTTCGTTATCGCCTCACCGGAACCACCAGTGACGTAACCGCCCTGGCGTTGGTGAAATCGTCCTCGGCCGCCACCTATGACGACCTAGTCCGCGACGACGACGCCATCCGCCTCACGCCGACCCACATCGACACCATCACCGGCCGCGGGGAATGGGAAGTGGAAGTCCGCTACCGCCCGCCCGAGGACGTGGCCAAGGACGTCGGCGATTCGACGTTCAGCTTTGACACCGGCGGAGGCACACAGCACATCACGCAGACGAAGCAAACCGTCAATTCCTACGCCCCAGCCGGCAAAACGGCCGTGCCGACCGAAGGCGCGATCGGCGTCGACCGCGACGGCCAGGTCGCTGGCGTCGACATCACCATGCCCGTGTACCAATTTGGCCAGATCCACGTGATCGCCGACGCCAGCGTGACCGAAGCCTATCGAGGCAAGCTGTTTGCCCTGACCGGAAAGACCAACGCCGCGCCATTCTGCGGATGCGCTGCCGGCGAATGCCTCTTCCTCGGTGCCAGCGGCCAGAAGCGCGGCGATGGCGACTGGGAAATCACCTTTAAGTTTGCCGCCAGCCCGAACGCGACCGGCCTAGTCGTCGGCAGCATTACCGGCATCGTCAAAAACGGCTGGGATTATCTCTGGGCCCGCTACCGCCAGGATGACAAAATCGTCGCAGGAACCCAAAAGGCCCTCGTGACGATCCCCGAGACCGTTTACGTCGAGCGCGTCTATGATGAAGGCGATTTCGACGATTTGGAGCCGACAGCATGAGCGACCCCTTCAATAAGGTGATCGCCGGCCAGCGCCTGCACATTCCCGCCGTCGCGTATAACGCCTTTCTCGACGCCGCCCAGGCCAACAGCGGGCGACGATTCGGCCAGACCAGCCCAACGCTCGTCGGGCACCCATCCAGCGGCATCGTGCGAATCAAGAACGCCAGCGAGGACGACCGCAGCCGCTTTGACATTCTCGGCATCGACGGCCCGCTCTTTGACGCCGACGAAAGCCCCGACGCCTTCCTGGCCGGCCCAATGTTCAGCGGCCTGACGCCCGACATCGAGGCCCATACCGCCTGGGCGATTCTGCTTGAGCCGATCCCCGCCGGCCATATTGGCCTGGCCATGATCGACGGCGTCACTCTCGGCCGCGTGCGCTTGGCCGCCGACAGCGACATCGTTCGTTATGCTACGATTGCCGACGAGGACGCCATCGCCCTCGCTCCGGCCGCCGACGGGCCCGTTCAGGTTCTATGGCACGAAGCCGCCGCCGGCGCCTCCTGGGCGATCCTCCGGCTGGGAAACACCCCTCCGGCCCGCCGATGGGTTCGGATCGTGACCACCGCCGACGCCGCCGGCGTCTATACATCGTGGCAGGAGGTCGAGCTCGCAGACCTCGACGACGGAACGCCCTGGACCGCCCCGACCGCCGGCCTCGAAGGCCCCGGCGATGGCAGCCTCTACGAGGTGAACGCCACGCCCCGCATTCCCGACGATACCATCGTCTGCGCCTTCGACAATCCGGCCTGGCTCAGCGACGCCACCCAGCCCCGGCTGTTGTTCGCCTACGAATCCGCCGCCTCGATCGGCTACGGAATTCCCGTCGCCGCACAGGCCGACGTTCCCGCCGAAGCCGACCTGCTCTTAACCATTACCGACGCCGCCGGAACCGCGATTCTGGACGGCGACGAAGCCGAGCAGACGATTACCGTTTGGCGCAACGCGACCCACAAGGCGCTCTATACCGATTTTGCGGCCGATACGATCTTCACCTATA